TTTCAACTGTAAAACGTGTAGAAGATTTACCTGTATGGGACAAAGGATGTGATAGTAGTTACACTTGGAGCAAGAAGTTTAAACACTTGATGGGTCAAAAGACTGCTGTTGAACTAGCACAGCAAATTATTGATACACTTAAAACAGATAGCAATCCAGAAGGATTGTTCCTACATCCTGTTACACAACAAAGACAACACTTTTGTGTTACAGGTGGCGAGCCGTTAATGAAGCACGGACAAGAAGCATTCATTGGTATTATGCGTGAGTTGAAGCGTATGGGAAATATGCCTGCTAGTGTTACATTTGAAACTAATGGTACACAAGCATTAACACAAGAATTTATTAATTACTGGACTTATGAAGCAGATAACGAAATCGAACTGTTCTTTAGTGTAAGTCCTAAACTGTGGAGTGTAGCAGGTGAAACTGCAAAGAAAGCAATTAAGCCTGATATAGTTGCACAGTATAGTAAATTGTCTATAGGACAATTAAAATTTGTTGTAGGTTCCGAACAACAACAGTGGGATGAGATGGAAGATGCTATCTCACAATTTAAAGCACAAGGTGTAAATTATCCTGTATGGGTTATGCCTGTAGGTGCTAGAGAAGAAGAACAAACAGCAACCGCCGGAGCAGTTGCTAAGATGGCATTTGAACGTGGATATAATGTAGCCGCAAGGGTACACGTATACTTGTTTGGTAATGCTATCGGAACATAAGGATAAATTATGAACTTTATAAAGAAACTGTTCAGTAAGAAACAACCTGATACTGATGTGTCTGCGCCTGGAATTAGTGATAAACAAAAGGCAACGATGAAGAAAGAACCATGGGTTGGTGTATTGAATACACATGTGAACAAAGAAAATGTCCGAAATGGCTTTTTTGAGCTTGACTGGAACGACCATTTCATAGTACAATTAAAACAACAAGGATATGGAGTCGATGGTGACAAGGATGAAGATATTGTTGATCGTTGGTTTCGAGAACTTTGTGCAAACGTTGTAGTTGATGGTGACTACGGAGGACCACTAGACATTGGAAGTATAGATCCAGATGTTATAAAGAAGGCGAAATGAGTAAAATGACACATATAATAGTTGATACAGCAAATACATTCTTTCGTGCAAGACATGTAATTAATGGTGATGCAGATATTAAGTTAGGTATGGCTTTTCATATCACACTTAACAGCATTAAGAAGGCATGGCAAGACTTTAACGGCACACATGTTGTGTTCTGCTTAGAAGGACGTAGTTGGCGTAAAGACCATTATGAGCCTTACAAGCGTAACAGGCAAGTTGCTCGTGATGCGCTTACAGAAAAACAGCAAGAAGAGGATACTGTGTTCTGGGAAGCCTTTGATACATTTAAGAACTTTGTTACAGACAAAACTAACTGTACTGTATTACAACACAAAGAGCTAGAAGCAGATGACTTAATTGCTGGTTGGGTACAACAACACCCAGATGCAGATCATGTTATTATTAGTACTGACACAGACTTTCAACAGTTAATTGCTCCTAACTGTAGACTTTATAATGGTGTGCAAGAAGTTACTACTACACCAGAAGGCTTTTTTGACAAGAAAGGCGAACTAGTTGTTGACAAGAAGACCAAACTGCCTAAGGTTGTAGATGCTGAATGGATGTTGTTTGAGAAATGTATGCGTGGCGACACTAGTGATAATGTGTTTAGTGCGTATCCAGGTGTACGCAAAAAAGGTTCTAAGAACAAAGTAGGTCTTGTTGAAGCATTTGCAGATAGACAAACTAAAGGATTTAATTGGAATAACCTAATGTTACAACGTTGGGTGGACCATAATGGTGTTGAACATCGTGTGCTAGAAGATTACGAACGTAATAAAACTATTATTGATCTTACTGCACAACCTACAGATATTAAAGAAAAGATTGAAAGCACAATTAAAACAGCAATTGATGCAGATAAAAATATAAGCCAAGTTGGTGTAAGATTGATGAAGTTTTGTCACTTATATGACTTAAAGAAAATTTCAGATCAGGCACAAGCATATGCTGAGCCGTTAAATGCGAGGTATACAGTATGACGTTTTTAAAAGCAAAACCAGTTCTTGACGATAAGTTTTGGATTGTAGAAGATGAAGGACAAAGAGTTGGAACTTTAAGAAAAGATGAGTTTTCACAATTTGTATTACAAAACAAAGACGGTGTTAAAATTTATAAGAATAAAAAAGTTGTAACAAATGAGTTTGGTGACGACTTCTTTGTTGCTAAAATTATTAAAGAAGCAGATAATTCAAACCCAAAAGAAGTACATGGGTATGCATCAAGTACTGTTCCACATAATGCAATGTTTGATATACGTCAAAAACTTCCGTTGTTTACAAAAAGTAAAGATAGTAAAAGTTTATATTGTGCAGGTTACTATGTAATTAGATTTGATAAGGGTTGGGTCAAAAGTTTTTCTCCTAAACTTATTACACTGCAAAGATACGAATCTAAAGGTCCTTTTAAGACTGACTTAGAAATGAAACAGGTACTATCAAGTGTCAACAAATAGTATTCCAACTAATCTAGCATCAGTGCAAAAACTTCTTCAACGAGTATCGTCTGCTGAAAAAACCCAACAACGAGAAATACGTATAACAATTGAAGAAGCAAGAACACTTGTAACAGAACTTGCACTAATAACAACTAAATTAGGGTCTACAGTAGCGGAAATACATACATTACTAAAACAGATAAACAAAACTGCTAATGAAGTTGATGTTAAGTTTGACGGCGGAAACTTTTAAAAAAGGATAAATATATACGTAGTTAACTAGGAATTTACGTATATATGAGTAGACCAAAACCAAAAATAATTCTCGAACATACCAACCGAGAGACCTATAAAGTAGAACAGATACTTGAAAGCGAGGCTATATGGGCTGTATTTTATAAACACAAGCCTTTTAATTTAAAAAGCGGTAGTGCTGTATCAAGTTATCCTGGTCCGAAATATAAGAAGGTTTCATTTTCTAATCCTGGTCATGCTAGAAACTTAGCCAAAAAACTTAACAAACTGTTTAACACTACTGACTTTTCTGTACATAAATTAAACTCTGGGGAAAAAGAATAGTGGAATGGACGTTAAAGACAATTACACAAATATTTTTTTAAAAGCCGCTGAATTAAACATTACTGCCGAACTAGTCAAGAGCAAAAGAATGGAGTGGTGGTGGAATGTGCGTGTTAAAAATGATGGTGGGCTAAGACTAACAGACCAAGCAATGGATTTTATTAAGAATCAATCCAAAATTAAAATCTATAAGATTGACTTTCCAAAAGACTTTTCAATTACCCCACAAATACTTTTATGGCTTGACAAATTTATAGATTCACCGTATTATATTACTAAACGATCAATATCAGTATTAAAGGAGAAGGCTGCATTTGAACTATATCTCTTTAGTGGAGATGTCCAAAAACTAGGATATAACAAGGCATTGAGTAAAAGATTAAGCCAAGAATCATCATAGTTATAGTAGCAGTTAATAAATAATTTTATGTTAGAACTAAATCCGTTAGATATTTTGAATATTAGAAAATTGGAAACAATGCCTCCGCACTTCTGCAAAACTAAGATTGCAGGCGAAGATAGAAACTATAGAGATGTTACAAATTGGATTAAATCTAAACTTACAGGAAGATATTGTGTGTTACAATACCCTACTGTAACAAGTAACGACAAATTTCAAACAGCAACATTTGTTGGGTTTGAAGAACAAAAAGAGTTGACATTTTTTATGTTGGCTTGCCCATACTTAAGGAGAAACTAGAATGGCTGAAGAAGTAAACAAAACTGATGCTCCTGCTGAAGCAGAAGTAAACACAGAAGCGACTGCTGCTCCGGCAAGCGGTCCAGTACCAGTACCAACACCTGGCGCAGAAACTGCGGCAGCACCTGATTTGAATATTAGTGATCTAAATGCTGTGAAAAGCATTATTGATATTGCTACAACAAGAGGTGCATTTAAGGCTAACGAACTTGAAGCAGTTGGTAAAACTTATAACAAGTTAACATTGTTCTTAGATCACGTATCTAAGCAGCAACAAGAACAACAAACACAAGGGAAGTAAATTATGGCTAAAAAAATCAAACACATAGGAAAACTGAAAAATACAGGCGACAAGGTTGCTGTAGTATTTAGAACAGTTCCAGGCGAATCAAATAATGCTTTAGTATTGCAAACTGCAACACTAAGAGATGAAATTCATGATTCATTGATGGCTATGATCGATTCCGATCAAGCACAACAAACAGGAGAACTAGGAGAACTAATGTTTTCTAGAACTTTTCCAAACGGAAGACCAATGCTACAATCAATGCAAAATGAAGGCCGTCTAAGAAAAGTTCCTACTGATAATGTAATAATGACTCCTACACCGTCAACCGAAGTTAATCTTGCGCAATTAAATACTTTAATTGCAGAGCAAAAAGGTATGTCTGTAGATGAGTTATATACACTAGTAAGTGGTGCTCCAACAAAAGAACAACTAGCAGCACAAACTACAGCATCAGAAAGCACACCAAGCCAAGAGCCAGTAGCGGCTCCTAAAACGGATGGTGTATTATCTGATTCAGATCTTGCAAAATCATTTCGTAGTCAAGCAGATGCTATGTATAAAGAAGCAGCACAATTACGTAGACAAGCAGACGATTTAGATCCACCGAAGAAGAAAACTTCTTCTAAAGCAAAAGCAGAAGCAGAAGCATAAAAAGTGCATAGGCATTACTTCAAGCCGCCTAAACATCTAGTAGACGAGTGGCCGGAGGTGTTCAAAGATTTATATATGGACACCATGCCGGTTGCTTATGTCGAGAAGATGATTATTGAATTTACAGATGGACGTATCTGGGAAATCAATGTCAAACAACAACTAGAAAATGCCAACCCAGATATTGTTGCAAAAAAATTACTCAACTCTTTAACTGAGTATAAAGACACAATCAAAAATTTAGATTTTAAAATAGATGTTGGTTTATTAAAAGCCGATATAGCAAAAAAGACTAAGAAGATTCTCTAGTATTACCGTAATGTACAACTTCGTATGTATTCGAAGTATGTTCTCTCCAAGGATCAACTACAACACTATCATCAGTAACGTCAATATACATTTCTGGATGCGCAAGAAGAACTACTGCTCTATAACGTCCTTTGTCAGCCCCATACACTAGTGGATCAATTTTCATTGGATTAAATCCGTATTCATAACAATATTGTGAAACTAGTAATGCATAACTTCCGTCAACATAAGGCACACCTGGTTTATAAGCAATACCATTTATTAAGATAGGCAGTTTTTTTTCTTTTGCGATTTCACATAGTTTGGTTGCAATATTTTGTGCTTGTACTTCTCTAGCATTCATAATTGCATCAAAGATATCATAACCTAAATCTAATTTTTTAGCCATATAACGTAGTGCTATATTATCTCTTGGGTGGCATCCTCCACCATCTCCCATTCCTGCTTTCATGTATGCAGAACTAGTAATTCTTTTATCGCAATTTGTCAATGCCTCTGTCACTTTATCAACATTGATATTACCTTGCTTTTCTGCAACATCCTGCATCATATTAACCAATCCTATTTTGGTGCTGATAAATGTATTGTAGAATACTTTGATGCATTCACACTCGTCCCACGTTCCAATTTCGTAACTTGGATCATTTTCCATTATGGTTTTATAAAAGTCTACGAGTTGTTTAGCATCACCTGTTGCACTACCATCTTCAGTTCCAATCATCACAATGTCCGGATTAACCATATCCCAAGCAACAGTTCCCATTGCAATTAGGTATGGATTATAAACGAATCGTGTGTTAGTAATATGTTGCACGAATTCTCTGCGAGTCGTACCAGGTAAAACAGTTGAAATGAGAACAAGCAGTTGATCCTTGTGCATGTGTTCATTCGCTTCTTCAAGAACGCTGTGAACTATGTCGTAGGAAAAATCCTTAGGTTCTAGATGTGCTGTGGGTGCTCTGCCATCATAAGCAGGATCGTGAGGAGTAGGAACAGCAACAAATACTATCTCCCTGTCCTTCACACACTCTTGTATTGTGGTCTTAAATTGGACATTATCCGTTTGGACATCAATAATATCGTATCCCGTTACATCATGTCCTTTTTGGGCAACCACTTCAGCACAGGGTAAACCCAATTTGCCCAATCCTATAAATCCAATTTTCATCTTTTTTCCTTTACTGTTATACCAAAAGTATTTACAAAAACCTATTTAAACGCATTTTAAACCTGGTTTTTGTGCTAGTGTTCAACTATAGCACTGCACCTAATAGCACCGCTGTATGACGCTTAAAATGCGTTTAAGGCACCTTAAAACTGTGCTAGTAGTTCATTGGCTTGCTTAAATACCTATCCCTTTTACGACTACCCGTTATTAACTTTCTATTATACTTGGCAATAGTTCTAACTTTTGGCAACCATTCTTTTGTTAATACTTTCTTGGGCATTTGGCACAACCTTTCCACTTCATCCAAAATAGCAATCATTCTATCACCATGATCCTCTATGCTATCATAAGTTTCATCTATGAATGGTGCATACGTCTTATAGCCCAATTGCTTAAGATATTTTAAACTGTTTGGTGCAGTTGCAATAATAAACGGATGCCCCATTCCAATAGTCTTAAATATCTTTTCACTTAGGAATGGAGTATCCTCATGATAGGTAGTTTCATTGACTATACTGAAATATGTTTCTATGTAAAATTCATTTATTGAATCCTCGTGTATCGCTCTATTGGTTACTAGATCCTCAGTATCTAAATACATGGCTGGTAAATTTTTAACATCAGAATTGTTTTTTAAAATCTGTGAAATTTTTTCATGCTTCGCATACATGTGTTGTAGTCGTGGATAAACTGTATCCCAAGTTTGTCCATCGTCACTGGGAGCAAAACTTATATAACCTTGGCCCAATAGATTGCGAGACTTCAATAGTATAATTAATAGCGGTCTATGCAGTCGCCATCTCCTGTTTAGATTTAAAAATTTCTTTGTGTATTTCTTTTTCTTTGGCAAACTAACTACGCCTTGTTTGGCAGCATCTCTACCTGCGGCTTCAAATAGACTAAACCAATCAACTTTTATCTCAGGTAGTTGTAATTTTTTTGCTATTTTCTTAACATGTTCGTGCATGGTTGGAACTGCCGAAAGGAATATAATTTGTTCCGCTGGTATATTATGTTTAACAACAATATCTCTATAAATTGCATCCGCACATTCATAAAAGTATTCCAGTCCATTGTCAAGCACGAGGAATACTTTTCTATCTCTTACTCTTTCTAAAACATTTTTAGGAACTATCTTGTCTATAGCGAACATGCTGAAACTATCTGCATTTGAAAATTGGATGTAGAAAAAATCATAAGGTGCTTGTTCCTTAGCATAATAGCCAACGTTCCTATCAATCTTGATTACTTCCTTGTCGTGGAGACTGTATGTCTTTACATATAATAAGTTATCTTTGTTTATGCAGGCCATTATAATCTTCTCACTCCGCTTGGTGTCCAGAATTTAAGTGTATCATCTAGCGTTCTGCATTCCAAAACTTTTGCATCATACTCTTTTGCAAACTGTTTCATATTATCAGTAACTGTATAAAAATGTTCAAGATACTTTAAGTAGCCAAGTGGAGTTGGATGATAGTCAGCAGTCTGCCCTTTCCCTCCCCACCCTTTAATCGGAGTTTGCGGCCATCTTCCTTTATATACTATATCAACCACTGACGGCTTTACTTTATCTAACGTAGACTTATATAAATCAATTATGTCCACTAGATGATTTTTCTTAATATTATCCGTTATTTTAGTTTCTTCAAAATCAACCATTTTAAACATTTCAGTATCGCAGGGCAAACTTTTTAAATAAACAGAAGCCTGTTCAACTATTCCTAGATCTCTCATTAGGTAAAATCTATCGTCTGCCCACTTATGAACAAAATCCATATCTATTACACTTTGAGTATAGATGTTACCAGGTGTTTCCCATCTATTATTCTTATAACGATCTTCTCTACTCACACTACTCCACATAACCATTACTAAATCATCTTCTGTAAATTTATGTGTAAGATTTGCTTCTACTAGGCTGTTGGATATGAACAAGTTGCCGCCACCGCTTTGTGCATAATTATAATACTCAGGAACTTCCTGTGCTACAATATCTGCCCATGTGGGCCAATTGTATTTTGTGAGACTACACCCAAATGCAAAAAATCTTTTGTATTGATTAAATAGTTTCATAATACTTCTCCGTTCTAGCAACTGCTTTCTTTATTGCATCAGCGTAAAAGTCACTGCGTCTGATTAAATCAAAATTGTGCTGTATTGTATCCATGCTCTTTTCTAATCTCGCAATCTTATCAGTCTCTAGTAACTCTATCCAATCATATAATGCTTGTTGTGTAGCATTAAATCGTTCTAGGTTATCCTCTATATCATTGTATGCAGGATCTATTCCACACCAGTCTGTTCTAAATCCCATCTCCTCTAGACATTTTAGAGTTCCTTGGCTAGCAAACAGTATAAGTGGGTGTCCCATAGTAATGGGCTTAAATATTTTTTCTGTAATAAACGCTGCATCTTCAAGAAATATAGTTTCCGTTATTACACTTAGTAAACTATTCTTATAGATATCCACATTGTATTGATTGGCTGCATTTGTGTTGCTCCAGTCTCCATCTATAAATTTAGGAAACTTATCAGTTATGTCTGAGTAATCTCCCACAAGCATTTCAGTGTCTATGTCTTGCAACTTTATTTCGTTGCCGCTGACTATTCCTTTATCTAAATGTGCATCCTTCATTAATCTATATAAGTGTGCGCCTCGATGTGGACGATAAACTCTGTTAAGGCTGTTGTAATCCTTGCTGGCAGGGTTAGCCATTGCATACTTTATGACCGGACTAGTAGGCAAATTTGCATCTCCGAATATGTTTCCAAAATGATTGCTATACATTACATCATACAGCCTATCAACACCTTTGTATTTTCTCCATCTACGGTATTGATATTCTATCTTTTTATTACCCTGTAGTATTAGAACACTATCCTTAGGCAATCCTAGTTCAACCATTGCAGTATGAGTGGTCAAAAAACAATCCCAATGCTGTGTAACCATAGGACGGCCTTCTCTGTCAGCATTTATTATCAATCTTATTTGTTTTCGCCTTACCTTCTTTATAATTTTCTTAGGTAAGCATCGTAAGATGTGCTTGTGTGGCACACCCACATTTGTTAACACTCCTGCCCACCAATCAGGGTCGCCCCTTACATCCACAAAGTATATACCGTTTTCATTAACATCTGTTAACTCCGAAACATCTAACTGCATGTCTATACATTTTTGCTTGATAGGAGCACCAGGTGCTACAAGCCAATAGTCTATATTGCCATTAGTTGCTAGTTTGTTTTGATTAGATTCATTACTTGATAGTGTATCAAAGTATATCTTCATTCTTCCATTAACTCCTCTAATTCAGGAAATGTTAAAGGACCATCTTCTTTTCTTTTTCTGTCATAGTAATCAATAGTGATTTTAAATTTGTCTATAATAGTAGGATTATGTTGTGTAGATTTTAATCCATTAATTACAGTTTGTAGAGATTGTTTAATATTTCCGCCTTTACTATTAGCATACTCTGTCAATTTTTTAGCAGTATCCGCCAGTTCTTTGTCAGTAAGTAATTGCAAACTTAAAAATTCTGGATTCATTATTACATAAAAATGTGGACTATAGTTTTTGACATCCACTAACCCACTTTCTAACATGTAATCTATAAATTCTGTAAGTGTTTTTATGTTTAGTATTGAAACTACTGTATTAGTTTGCATATCTACATGCGGTGCTTGTTCTCTTACAGTTTTAATATTCTGTTCTACAACATTCCATATAGTTCCATGCCTAATATATTCAGCACGCGGGCCCCAACTATCAAGACTAGCACCAATATAAACATTAGAAAACTTCTTCCACATGTCTAATACATTTTTATTTTTGTATTTTAGCACACTCATGTTTGTGTTATATCTTAATTTTACATCTGTTCTTCCATGCTCAATCAAGTATTCAAGTATATCGTAATGTTTGTCAGTTAATAACGGTTCGCCACCGGCAAAATAAAATTCTTCTATAGTATCAAAGTGTGGTTCGAACTGTTTGTATAGTTCATCATTGTTAACTCCGCCTGCATAGGTAAAGATTTTTTCGCTGCCATGTTCTTGTGCCCAACTACTTGAATACAAAGGACCGCAGGATCTACATTTAAAATTACAAATATTACTCCATCTTACATCTAGATACCTTAGTTTAAAATCATCTATGGTTCCATCAACATTTGTTGTTGCGATAGCGTTGTCTATATATTTTTCAAACTGCTCATTGCTGTGCTTACGAAAACTACTGTTACCAGAATCTTCATCGCGATAACATGCAGTACATTGGCTACATTTTTCTCCAGCCAACATATTCTTACGCATTCTTTTAAAACTTTCATTATTAAATACTTCTTTTAATGAGCCGTCTTGTACATTACCCATAGATTGCTGCCAGTCTCCTACACAACAAGGTAGAACAGTGCCGTCTGGATTTGCATAGAGATGTATCCATGGTAGTATACAGAAAGTTTTATTTGGCACAGTCATTATAAAATCCTTCTAATTCAGGAAATGTTTCAACAAAGTTTGTCCCTCTACGCTTATCATATTCTGTAAACCAACTAAAAAAATCTCTCCGCCCTTCTTGTACACGCTCTGGAGTATAATTTGTGCTAGCCATGTAATCAACTACACGTCTAAACTTCTCATATTCAAGTATACTAAACTTATGTTTGTCTGCATCATCTAAATTTTCTGCTATAAACTGTAAATGCTGTTTCATATAAGGAACAAATTCATTTTTAGGAAGTATATTCATATCATATTGTAATGGTTCTTTTAAGTAAGGTGTATCAAATCTAATACGTTGCCATTTGGTTTGATTATCTGTATTGTACTTTATACGCCATTCTAGAATCTTTTTTAATAGTTTAGTAAAATTAGTTACAGTTAATATATTAAACGTAATCATAAAAGTTAACGGCATATTAGTCTTTGTCATGTAAGTATCTAAGTTCTTTTCCCACAGCTCTAAATCTAAGCCTGTTCTAATATACTCTGCTTGTGGTCCCCATGTATCAATACTAGTAAAAATCTTAAAGTCTTTGATACAGCCTTTTTCAACTAAACTGTTTACTTTGTCAGTAAATCTTTCAATAAGGATAGGCTTAACACCTAAGTTAGTATTAATGTTTAATTCTAATTCAGGGCATGGATTCTTTTCTAGTTCGTCGAACATACGCCATGTGCTTTGCTGTAGTAACGGTTCACCACCTGTAATACGTAAAATTGTAAGTGTCTTACGCAATTCAGGCCACCACTTCCACCATGCTTTAACATATGGATTTGTTTCTTCGTCTTTGTGTATTTCAAACCAGTCAATATCATTCCTATGATTCTTAACCATAGTGTATGGACCATGTTTTTCAATCTCTTTATAGTAACTGCTAGAATGTTTAGGATGACAATATCCGCATTTAAAATTACATTCATTACCGAAACTAACTTCCACATATTGCGGATTAACATCTGCCATTGGATTTTGTTTAATATCATTAAAACGTTTTGGTGTATGTATACTTGCATTACGTTCTTTACGATCACTAATGTAATCTTTACCCATACATTCAACATTCCAACAATAGTTACAACCGCTAGGTTTCTCTCCGTTTATCATAGCCTGCCTTTCGGCTTTCTTTTGAGGTGTATTATGCAATAGACTAGGATTTTCTTCTAGTCCTTCCAGCGGAATTTTATGTGGAGCAGGATGATAACAACTATGTGTTTCTCCTGTTCCTAAATAGATAGTAGTGTGATGCCATTTAGCCAAACAGAAGGTAGGCGATATCTCGTCCATAATAGGTATAAATTTTTCTATCCTATCCTTGTCCTGCATCAAACTGCTCCTTTAACCAATCAAAGTCATTTATTAATCTAAGAGCATCTGAATTATTGCTATTAGCATAACCATATTCACGCCCGGCACAAGCGCCGCTAATAGTATATTTGCCGAAAGGGCGTTCGTATCCTTCAGTTGTCCAGATATCAAGTCTTTCATTGGTTTCCTGTTCGTTTTGTGCTCTTATAGTTTTACTTGCTAACTTGCAGCATTCTCTAAATGCACCTTTCCATGCTTCAAACTCATTTGTATTAAATGCTGTTATGTTAGAAAGTTCGTTAACTGCTTTAAATTTATTGCTAATACTAGTAGTCATATCTGGTTTAGACATGTCCATGTCTAAAGTCATCTGCGTTGGTAATAATTTAACGCCACCGTATCCGTACTCTAAGTCATTTACTGGATTGATACTACGCCATACATGCACAGTATACATTTCCGGGTCTTGGTAATCAAAATTAAATTCTTCAACTATATGTGCATCGCCATCTACTACCCAGAACATATCACTTTCAACAATTTTTGCTGCTTCTAAATGTGCTTGATGAATTCCTTTTACGTTTGAAATTCTTTTTGCTCTTGGGAATCTACTTTTTAAACGCTGCCAATTTTTA